CCATAAATGCTTGAGACAGATACCAACAGATGTCTCCAAGTTCACGCTTCAGATGAAAAGCATTCTCTTCATTATAAGGTTTGCCCTGAAGGAAAATCTTTTTGACAACCTCAGTAAATTCACCTGCCTCAGCACTCATACCAAGAGCAGCAGTCAAAAGACGAGGAACATCAGCATCAGCAGTTGCTTCAAGTTCAGTCAAACGAGAAAGCAATTGAGCAAAGTCACTACTTGCAGGACTTGTAGTTTGACGAACGAATTCAATATATTTGGTTGTATCGATTACTTTGTTATCAGTCATAGTAAATTTAGTATATCCGTTAGAAAGGGTTTCTTTTTCAATATTAATCAAAACTTAAATCCCTCAAATGATTTTTTAGGTTTTCTTTCTTCATAATCATACTCCTCTTCTTTACCAGAGTCAAGTATGTCTTGTTGTGCTGATTGTTCGCAATCATAAAGACGCATTTTAGCACGGTCAATACCAATCACAAATCTCTTATGAATGGTAGGGTCATTATAACGATTCTTAAGTTGTTTTACTAGTATTTGTCCCAACCCCTCCAACTCTTCAGTGCTAATAAGGGCAAACATAAGGTCAGCAGTAGCAGGAAGACCAAAGGATTCAGAAGTATCAGTAAGTTCAACATCAGAAGAACCGTAACCTGAACGAGTGGTCTGAGTAGCGGAGACAATCGGGACATTAAACTCAACGGCGAGTCCCCTAAGTTCTTCAGCAATTGCTTTGACAAATGTATAAGAATTGATATTGCTGTTTCCGCGATATCTGCTGGAAGCACAAATATTAAGGTAATCAATGAAAATAATATCAGGTCTAAATGATTTCTTAAGTGAAAGTTCATTAAGAAGTGACTTGAAGTGCCCAGCATGAGCAGATGCCGTAGGATATTCCTTAATTATAAGAGTTCCTTGTGTCTTCTTTGCAAGATTTGTTACCTTACTTTCAAACATCTGTTTTGGTAACTCAGTAATATCTTGAATAGGAACATTCAGAAGATTTGCATCAATTCTTTCAGCAATTCGCTCCTCCGCCATTTCAAGAGTGATGTAGAGAACGTTCCTGCCTTGCAATAAGACGGAAGCAGCCACATGGCACATAAAGAGACTTTTTCCGACACCCGTACCAGCAAGAGCGATATTGAGAGTCTTATTAGGTAAACCACCTTTTGTGATTTTATTGAAATATTCGAGATCAAATTCAATTTTTTCTTCCTTTCTGTGATAGGACTCATAACGTGATTCATAGTCTAACAAATAATCATGACCAATGTGTGTATCAAAAGACACACCAAGAGCATCTGATAGAATGCTAGGAATACTATCACGGTTTTTTTTCTCATCTTTACCATCTGCAATATGGATTGATTCCATCAAAGCAAGATAGATAGCACGATCACGGCACCACTTTTCAGTAGTATCAACCAACCAATTAAACTCAGATGGTTCATTATCCAAGTAACTAATAAGTTGAGTGATCTCTTTAAAAGTTGTATCGTTTATATCTTGACGGTTCTCAACCTCAATACAAAGAACTTCTTTTGTTGCGGGTTGATTGTATTGTTGAACAAATTTAAGAATCTCTTCAAATACAACTTTTTGATTTAGATCTTCAAAATATTCAGACCTAATAAAAGGAATAACTTTACGGACATATTCTTCGTTATGAAGCAAATTGCGAAGAACAAGAAACTCAACTTTATCCATGTGGCATATCAAATACAAATGTTATTCTTGTCTCATCACCGATATTTACGGTTCCATGAGGTAATTTATTGTTAAACCAAAGAAGAGTTCCAGGTTCAACAATAGTGGTATCAGTACCACAAAAATACTGATATCTTCCAAGGATGGAAAGATGATAACGATCTCTTGTAAGATAGTATGTTCCTTCATCAATGTGAGCGCCTACTATTTCACCAACAGGAAGCGAAAGAAATCCACAACGATGCAATTCTCTATTTCCAAAGTGCTTGCGTATAATCTTTCTAATTTCACTGTGATGTTCATATGCTGGAGTTTTGATATTGATTTCAGAATCTCCAACAAAGTCTTCTTTATTTTTAACCCCACCCATTATAAGTTGAAGAGCACTTACTGGCAAGTCAGCAAATCCTCTATCAACTAAAGACTGAGAATCCTTCAGATGTTTCTGATGGTCCCAGTCCTGTGGATACTTTTCAAGTTGTTCTACGACTTTTTTTACATTAACTCCAGTCTTTAAAACCTTTATCACGATCCGTAACTAAACTCTTCTCTTGCAATCTCATCAAGTTTTTGCATTACCTCTTCAGTGAAGTATTCTTTAGGATTGGCAAGAATCTGTTTGGCATAAATTTTCTTACCATCCATCTCATAACGACCCGCAACATTTTTCCAGAGTCCGCCGAGTTCCCCGAGTTCCAGAAGACCATAATAGCGATCAAGACCGCGCTCATCATAAAATAGACGGATTTCAACGTCCTTATTCTCCTTACTCAAACGCGATTTAGCAGTCTTAGCCTTGATAATATTTCCGACCACTTCTGTTCCATCCTTTTCTTTCTTTTTGCTGAGATAAATGATCGTAGAGGCTGCGTATTTGAGTCCAGAACCTCCCCCCATTTCTTTCGTTGGAACGTAAGCTCCGATGACATCGTATGTATGATTTGTGACAAGGAGTGGAACATTTGCTTGACCTAGTTTGAGTGTGAGCATTCGGAAGGCACCCTTAATGAGTTGGGATTTAGTCATATCCCTCACTTCCTTTTCATTCAGCGCATCATTGATTTCTTTACTTGTAGAAAGCATACCCAAAGAATCCAACACAAACATACATGGTTTACGTTCTTCTACGGGTGTCTTTAAATACATATCCACCGCTTTAAGTGCTTTTGTGCGAAACTCTTCAATAGTAACAACATTAACAACAACCAAACGAGTAGTATCAATTCCTCGCGATTCAATTAAAGATTTAGTAATGGCAGCCTCAGTATCAAAATAGAGACAATACCCATCGGGATTGGAATCAAGAAAATTCTTAACAACGGCGAGGCTAAAGAAAGTCTTTCCAGTAGAAGACTCTCCAGCAATAGCAGTAATCTTATTCCCAGATACACCACCAAATATACTACCTGAAACCAATGCATTAAAAATGTACGAACCTGTGTCAACATAAGTTTCCGTCTCATCAATATCTGATGCTAACTTAGTAAAGTCATCACCAATCTCTTTTATAATATTCTTAAGAAAATCCATCAAGCTACCATCCCGTATTCTTCACGAAGTATTTTTTTATAAGGTAAACCTTGTTCTCTAAGTTCTCTAACCAGTTTCAGTTTGTGATAAAGAGCAGCGTCTCCACCAAAACCAAGTGCTTTTACAATAGTATCTAGTTCTTTATCATTAATAGGCAAATCCATCAGGCAAAAAATGATTCAAGGTTTACAGTTTTTTCCACAGACCATCCAATTACATCAAGAATTGCCTTTAATGGTTCTATGAAACTTTTTTCAAATTGTAGTTCATAATCAATGTATTTGTCAAGACCAAGTTCTTTTGGAAAGTCTTGAATAAAGGAAATAATATTTTCCTGAATAATATTTGGTTTTTTCAAGTATACAAATTTAATTTTTTCACCATTCGCAATAAGTGAATACTTGTTCGTAAGATTCTTTTGTTTTACGTAGTGATTAAAAAGAAGTGCCCCACGTACGTGAATTGGCGTTCCTTTAATGTAAATGTCAGAAGATGAATAATACTTCCGAACATCTGACGCAGACCTAGGAAAAGCAATTTGTTCTGGTGGAAGAGACTTAAATTTTTCTCTACAGTTTTCAATATAATCAATCATTGCATTCTCACTTCCACTCATCATAATATTGAATGACTCTTTCAACATTTTACGACAAGGAGCTGGAGTTGAAGATTTGATTGCCTCAATACCTTTGATCTTTAATTTGGGTTCCTCATAACGTACACCCTCACTATCCCATACGCTTAGAATATACCTCTTTTTTGCAGTCCAAATACCACGTTCAGCAATACACTCACGCTTCATGAACATCTTTTGATCATAAGCATTTACATAATCCGCCAATTCTTGGTAAGAACTTTCAATATATTTTTCAAATTCCACCTGACAGACCTTATCAAGGAAAGAAACAATGCTTTCAGTAGTTTTCTCTCTTCCCGAGAATACATTTTCAACCAAAGGACCCATATTAATATACAAAGAGTCAGTATCAGAGGCAATAACATAATCAACTTCTCCAGTTTTTAGAATTTTGTTTAAATAAGAATTCATCTTATTCATAATCCACTGAATAGAAACTTGTCCAGATAATGTAATTGCTTCAGCATTTGCAAGTTTGTAATAACGAAAATACTGATTACCAATTGCACCATAGGCAGAGTTTAGTTGAATCTTTCGTGCCATCTGAATGTTATTGCAGCGGGCAATTTCTTTCTCTAGTTCTTTTGTTTTCTTCTTCTCATACTCTTGCTCTGCAGCAAGCATCTTTTTTTTAAAGATCACACGTTCATTATAGATCTTCTCCATCAATTCTGGGAGAAATCCTCTAACATCTTTTCTATACATTGCACCATTGGCACAAACCGCATAATCTTTATACATCTCAAAGGTCAAATCTTTATTCAAGATTTTATCCACATTAACTGATGGATGTCGTTCATCCATCAATGTTTCTGGAGAAATATTATATTGCATAATAAGATGTGGATATAGAGAGTTTAGGTCAAAACTCACAACCCAATCATAAATTCCAGGAATCGGTTCTTTTACATAAGCACCTTCATATTTTTCATCTTTTGCAGAACGTTCTTTTGGTGGAATTACAATATTTCTTTTCTTCAGATAATTGTAGATAATAGTATCCCACATTCTAACTTGAGAAAAAACATCACCATAATTTACTTTGGCGTCATATGCCATTGTAAGAGCAAGTTCAATCAGTTTCATCTTGTCTTCCAAACGGTCAACAAGTTCTACGTCAACAATGTTATATTCAATGAACTTTTGCCAACCTTGAGTATAGAAATCCTTGAAAGTATCATATTCAGAGTGATCAAGTTTTTTCTGACCAAGTTCAACCTCAGCAATATAATCAAGTCGATAAGATTCTTGTGCCTTATAAGTAAACTTCTTATAAAGATCAAGATAATCTAGAAGGGTTACACCACCAACTTCAAATGATGTATGCTTTCTTCCACTGATATAAACTTCTCCTTCAGTCACAAGACCCCATGGAGACATTCGTTTCATCAGTTTCTCACCAAGAACACGGTTCAAACGCTTACAGATATAAGGAATATCATATAGTTGAATATTCCATCCAGTGATTACATCGGGAACGTCAACCATCCAATAATTAATAAAATTGCTGAGAAGTTCATATTCACTTGGACAATAATGATATGTTACATTACTCTGCTTATTATTAAATGGTTTAACTCCCCATGTAATAATTTTTTTAGTGGCATAATCTTGAATTGAGATTGAAAGAATCTCTTCTGAACATGATTCAACATCTGGGAATCCCTGTTCTGAAGCAACCTCAATATCAAGAGTTACAAGTTTAATTTGATTAATATCAAACTTAATCTCATCCTCTGGATATTTTTCAGAAATGTATTGATAAATGTAACGGTCATTTCCGTAAATTTCAAATCCATCAATATCACTATACTTACTGATGAATTCTCTACAATCTTTTACAGTTCCAGGTCTTACCGCTTCTACAGACTCACCATTTAATGTTCTATATTTGGATTCTTTTTTGGTCTTTACAAAAAAAGTTGGATAAAATTCATCCCTAGTTTCAAATCTCTTACCATTATCAACGCCACGAACCAGAAATTGATTCCCAATCAATTGAACATTAGTGTAAAATCTCATTCTTTAATCAAGTCCTCATATTTTTCAAGTAGAGTTGGAGTTGGATCTGCAAGAGTTAAAATCTTATCAGAACTCATCATAAATGTTTTTTCCTTTGTATACCCACAAAGAAAAGGTTCCAATGTTTGATCACCTTTAACTACAAACGGATTGATCAGTTTGCAATCTGGTTCACCAATATCTGCACCAACTTCTTCAATCTGTGAGACCAAGATCAGATTGTTCATCAGTGCCAGTATTTTCGTCATTTTCTTTTCCATGATTAATAACATCCTCAATGTACATTTCTTTTAGTCTAGCAGTTGGTTCTACCATAGTAACCAACCAATCTGCAGGTACTGGAATCTTTTCATCTGCAGAAAGGGGAATCCATGGATAAAGAGAAACTTCAAATCCAGTTTTTTTAGAAGTTCCATTACCATCATCTTCAATAGTATTAGGATTTCTCATCCTAACCAAACATGGTTTATTTAAATAATATCCAACAACTCTTTGATTTTCCCCTTCACCAAAAAACATTTCTGATACATCGGAAATCAAATCTTCCCCAGATTTAAGAAGCATCAATTTAATAGTCATAAGTTTTTCATACCTCTCATCATTCTAGCAATAAAAAAAGGAGGAGTCAACCTGGTTTTTGCCAGGTGCTCCTCATGCGCCGACGATAGCAATACTATTTATCTTTTTCTTTTAAATTTACAAACTTTTTTTCCAGGAAGCATGGCATAAGTCGTCGTTTTTCCATAACATTTTGGTTTTGGTGGTTTTGCATCGGCACCAAAATCACCCTTCATTTCCTTCAAAATGTCCATGAACTCCTGAAACGATTTCATATGTTTTTTTCTTTTGATGTTCTGGAATAACTCTATTTAGTTTAATGGTGAGTAATCCATCAACAAAAGAAACATCCCCAACAACTACATCATCAGATAATGTCCAAGTGCGTGTAAATGCCCTACGGGCAATTCCATTATGCATATATTCGTATTCTGTTGGTGCCTTCTTACACTCAACAAAAAGTTTATTCCATTCAGAAGATACCTCAATATCTTCCTTTTTATATCCAGCAAGAGCGATCTCTAAAGTAAACTCTGTTGAACTTTCCTTAATTAAATTATAAGGTGGATAATTAGTAGAAGATTCGTGTACCGTTCCAAAACGGGTGAGCCACTCATCGCCACCAATAAAGTTTTTTTCTAAATCAGTTAAAAACTTTTCAATATTTCCAGTATTGTACTTTGCAAGTGTTGTGTACATTTTAGTTCTCCTTTAAAAGCGAGGATAAAACGTCAGACCCAAAGCATCTGACATTAGTAATTATACAAGAAACGAAAAAAAGAGGAGGGGTAAAAACCCAACCTCTTTTTAGGGTGTTCCGACTTTTGTAGAGACCGCACGAAAAGTGTCTCAAGTTTATTTATCTCCTTTTTCTGGATTTTAAATTTAAATACAAATTAGTATATGCAGCAATTACCAAAAGAAATAAACAAATTGCATTAAACATCTTCCTGCGTTTTGCCTTTCTTACCAATATTGTATTTCTGCTCCAGAATCCAATCACCCTTGTCCTTGTACGCAAGAACTTTAATTTGATTCAATGGTGCTATATCGGTTACACTATCTGGTTTTACAACTGTAATAAGTCCCCAATCAGCAAGAAGACGCACAATACGATTACGACGTTGAACATCATTTACCGTAAGATTCGCGTGCTTGCCATCCAGAGCAAATAGTTCTTTAAAGTGAACAATAAAGTATCTACCCTGCTTGTGTAGAATATGGCAAGATTGATAGAGTTTTTTCTCCTTTCTTGATGCAACTCCGATGCGAGTCAAAGTCTCACGTACTTTCAGAAAGTCATCAGGTTCATTAAGAATCACCTCTACCATTTGGTCCTGAGACCATTCAACAGTAGGTTCTACCGTAGTAGTCATTTTTTTCCTCCAATATCAAGTCGTTTTTTGATGAAAGTAAGTTGTTCTTTAGTTAAGATCTTCAGTGCTTGTGATGCTTTTTCATTACTATAACCATAGTATGATTTGACACATTCTAAGTCTGTAACCTTATCTTTACGGAGCCAGGGAGAAAATCTCTTCCGTTTCCTAAGACTATTTAGATAAAACAAATATTGCATGTCCTTATCTAGGTGATGATACCTGTTCATTTCATTTGCATACATCACACAATCAATATGCCCAGATAAGCAACGATTGATAATGTAAGGAGCATATTCCTTCACAAGAGAAGGGTCTTCATCAATTAGATTAATCTTCGTCTGATTGATTGAGTTTAACCAGTCCTTCAATTCCATAATTAAATAGCAGTAGTTCTTTACGTTGTTTTTGCTCTCTCATATATTCACCTACAGAACGCATTGTATAAGTAAGATCAAACTCAGCAGCGTTCCAGTTCTTAAAGCGGTCCTTTACAAGTTGATCAGAATTATAACTTACCAATTGATCCATATTATTAGAATCGCAATCAGCAACAAACTTATCGTGATCAAATCCTTTATGCATTGATCCTTTGTTCCCATAGAGATTATCCTTAATGTCATAAGGAGGATCGAGATACATAAAAGCACCCATGTTTCCATCCATCAGATAATCGTAGGAATAGTTAGTTATACGCCATTTTTCAATCAACGTAGAATACGAAGGCAACTTTTCAATCCCTCGCATTGAAAAGTTGGCATTGGATGCTTGTGGTGAAAATGATGAACTCTCTGTGAGACCACTGAAACTACACTTATTGACAACATAGAAAGCCACAGCACGATCAATGCTTGGCAAATCTTTGTCATTAA